ATTTCGGTGGGTCGTTCTTTGCTATGTGCAATAAAAAGAATACCAAATCCAAGAAGCGTTATTTCACGCCAGCATTCAGAGAATTCATTACGCAGCATTCCCCAACCTTGGCCCCATGGGATGTCTCTAATACTTTCAACACCTTCGCGCTAACATACGTACTTTTCACATAGTTGCCAAGCAATTGATGCAGTATCAACGACAATACTATCATACATATCACGCGCTTGCGGCTTCCGAAGCTGAGTTAGTACTTTCTTAAAATCAGACCATCGTAAAATTGGCACGCTTCTAATACCTGCAAGAGCATTTGTACCCTGCTCAAAATTAAGAAATAATGAACGAGGAAGCTATGACCCAAAAGTTGATTTACCGACTTTAGGCAGCCCATAAATCATTAAAAATTTTCCCTTAAGGTCACGCGAAATCTTGGAAGGCTCTATTTCGAATATATTAATGTCTGCCATATTATCACCTCAAATTAGAAAGGAAAGTAAGGATAAACCTTACTCCCAATCATACTTTGATGCAGACTGCGCTGTTGATTTCTTTGAAGCGACATTCTTGGCGTCAATCTGTAGCTGCTCCAGATTCGCCTTCCTTACATTAAAAGCCTTCTTAATTTCTGTTGCATCATATGCAAAATCTTCATCCTTACCTGTATCGTCACCATTAGTAATGATTAGCTCCCGTACATAACGAGTAGTTGTCTGAGGAATGCTTTCGCCCCAAGAACTATCATTTGCTGCGGCACTAACTTCTACAGAAGTTACACGAATAAATCCGACACAAGAAACTGTATCGTTAATATTCCAATTCCGTTCAATATAATCCACCGCGGTAGGATTCTCTACAATAAACTCAATTACATCTAACCTGCCACCATATTGAACAATGCCGCCCTTAATTACAAGCCGTCCAGTACTGTCACCATCACGGTCTTCTTCTGCGTGCATATCCATAATAAAAATATCGGTTGCGAACGTTGCACAATCCTTCTTATTAGTCTTGTTCGCAAAAGAAGCATTAAGCTGCCATCCATCGACTAGAGTCCCATTTCGAGACACAAAAGCATTCTCACGAAGTGTTGCGCCGCTAAGACGAATTCGATCAGCATTATCATATCCTACATTCTGTGCAGTTTGCATTGTCTTTAGGTCTTGAATTGTCTTATAAGCTGGATTCGGAGTACCATGACTGGTGAACTGAGCCGCGAACATACTTACTGGTACTTCACTCGTCTCTTCACGTCCGCCATATTCCTGTGTTACTCGTACAGTAAGATTCGCACGCTCATACGCGCGACCATCATTGAGTTTTCCCGCGGCAGTTGTAACATCAAGTAGCTTTCCAATAATACTAATTTCATTCTTTGCTTGTTCATTAATTGACTTCATATTTTATTACCTCTTTCTATATTCTGTTTTTATATTATACTCTGTTTTTTATATTAAATCAAATAAAAGGGTGATCCTTATTATGGAATCACCCACAAGAACCGCAATTACTTGTTACGATTCCAGAAACAATCCCACATTAGTGGGCTTGATGTTACTCTGCCTTCTTCGCAGCACGCTCTGCTGCGCGAGCAGCCTTTGCGGCTTCCTTTTCAGCAAGCTTCGCCGCTTCCTCAGCTACAGGGTCATAGGTTAAACCGGCTTCAGTTAGGGTATGATAAGATACCTTCTTAATCTTGGCCTTGCGTGTCTCAGTTGCTGGCTCAAGCTCAATCTCCTCAACACGAGTCGCAATATACTCTGTGCCATTAACCTTACCACGATGGATAAGACCATTAATACTACCAGTTACTGCGGGAAGGGAAATACCGAGCGCTTCTACGATGTCCTGCTTCGTAAGTTCCTTACCATAATTCTTCTTAAGATACTCAAATACTAGTTCGCTGTTCTGTGTCATAATAAATCAATCTCCTTTTTTAATACATTTTTCTTTTTTTTTAATTTAAAGCGGTAAGTTTCCTTCCCTCTTTATGTATATATTATATTCTATTTTTTAATAGAAGTCAAATATTTCATGATTTAATTTCCTAATATTTTTTTTAGGCTCTTTTTTAACTTCTATAAATATTATATCATAGACTTTTAAAAAAGTCAATTATTATTTTCTTCTTTAATTGTAAATAGTTCTTCGGCTTTCGATAACGCGGTTTCATCGTCAGTACTTTCTTCAAATACACGACGAAGATTCGGTAGAACATTATTTTTATAATTAGCAATCGCTTCAGTTAGTTGCTTACTTTGATTTTCTAGACTAGTAATAACGATAGAAGCTCCTACTAGCAGTCTGGCAAAGTCTGCTCTTGTATAAGTGGAAGGATCCTTATCATAAAGATTATGAAAATCCTGTGTCATAGTTCTTGCCGCATTATCTGTTTGATCATTTTTTCCATTATAATTAGACTCAGAGACTTTCTTACATAAATCTTCCGCGCTTCTAATAATAATTTTAAATAATGAAATATATCTATTATCCATATTTACCTCACATAATTTCAATAAATGTTTCTTTATTTTTTATGTTAATTATTTTTATTCCTTGAGTAGCACGATTCTGAATAGGAATATCAGATGTGTTAATTAAAATGGCTTTATTATCCGCTGTAATATATATTTGTGCTTGGTTCTCTGGTACTCCATAAATCGCGGCAAGCCCATCATCTTTAAGTGACATAACCTGTGACCCCTTAACCGCGCGTGAAGTTTCTGAAAAGTCATCTAATGATGTTATTTTACCTTTTCCTGAAGTAGAAATAGTAAGTAGACCTTTATAATTTAAATTCTCTCTGATGATTGTGGCGCTTTGAATAAATTCATTTTCTGCTAACTTTATTGCTTTAACACCGCGAGAGAGTTTTCCTGTACAAGAAATAATTCCAATATTATAAAAATTATAATAACCATTATTGCTTGTAATAAAAATCTTATCTGAGTCTGACATACTTAGATAAACGCCTATAAGGGTATCATTTTCTTCTAGCTTAACTGCTGTAGTGCCGCGAGTTGAACGTATATTATAATCAGTAGTTAAAGATTTTTTAATATACCCATTTTTACTTATAGTAACAAGATATTTATAACTATTAAAAGAAGTCGCATCAATTAATAATTTTACATTTTCATTTTCTTTTAGAGAAATTAAATCATAAATAGAATAATCTTGACCTTCATCTAGATTACTTAATGTAAAATTATACATGCGGCCTTGATTAGTGATAGCAATTACAGTTCCTAGATTAGTAGTATATAGAGTATTAATTAAATTAGCATTCTTTGGCGGCTTCACGTTAATACCTGCGCGTCCACGTTTTCCGCCCTGTAAATTCTCTTTTTTTATAACACGAATAGTATTATTATCAAAAAGTAATACTCCGACATCTTCTTCTTGTACATCTGTAGACTCATTTTCCGATTCAACTAAATTCATTATTTTGGTTCTGCGTGCATCACCAAACTTATCAGCAACTTCTTGAAGAATTTTAATTAGTTCCGCATCAAGCGCGGCCGCGTCATTTAAAAGATGAGTATACCACTTAATATTTTTAATAAGTTCATTTAATTCATTATTAAGTTTAACAATGTCAAGTTTAGTTAATGAAGATAGCTTCATTGCTAGTATTGCTTTTGCCTGTTCTTCATTAAATTCAAATTTTGATTGTAAAGCCATAGATGCGTCAGCAGGACTATTGGAAGCTCGAATTGTAGAAACAACTTCATCAATAATTGAATAAGCTTTAATTAAACCATCTACAATATTTTTTCGCGCTAAAGCTTTATCTAGATCAAATTGGATTTCACGACGCTTACAAAGACGGATGTGTGTAATATAAGCTTCACAAGCTTGTTTCCAACCAAAAATTTTTGGGAATCGACCTTGATCTAGTAATACCATGTTAACTGAGTACCAATATTCTAATGATGTATCTTTATAAAGTTTTTTAATCATACGTTGAGGATTAACGCCTTTAGAAAGATAAATACGAATATCTGCTTCTTTTTTGGTATGATCAACTACTCTATCAATGCCATAGCTCTCATTATCATTAGTCAATTCAGCGAGTTGAGCAATAACAGTATTAGTAAAAACACTATAAGGTAATTCAGTTGCTTGAATCATATTTTGATCGGGGATATATTTTAGTGTCGCTCTTAATCTAATTGATTCACCCCTACCATTTTTTAATGATTCTTTAATTGCATTAGCATTGGTAATAGTACCGCCGCAAGGAAAATCAGGAACACAATAAATTTCATCAAATGAGGCATTAGGATTTTTAATTAAAGTAATTAAAGCATTATTTACTTCTTTAAGATTAAACGTTGGTACTGAAGTCGCTAAAGCTACAGCTATACCAGAACATCCATTAACCATATTCCAAAATCCAATTGATGGAAATACACTTGGGATCATTTCTGTATCATCATAATTAGAATAATATTCATCACCAATTGCATTTTTCTTTAAGCCATCAAATAGGATATTAGATATTTCAGCGGCCTTCATTTCAACATAGCGGGCGGCCGCCTGATTGTCAGGAGCAGTGGGATTACCGAAGTTACCTTGAACCGCTTCAAGTGGATAACGATACGACCAAGGTCTTGCGGCACGGATAAAAGTATCATACATTGCGACATCGCCGTGAACATAACTTTGAGTCATTGCGGCAGCCACGCTTTTTTGGGCTTTCTGAAATTTATCCTTATAAGTGAGTTTATTAGTAAATTGTGCATATAAACCTTGCCGCAAACCAATTTTAAGCATATCTCGTACATCTGGAATTGCTCGTTCTTGGGCCACCGATGCCGCATAGGCTAAAAATGCATTTTCAGTAGTTTTTTGGAAGTCTACTTCTTTAATCAAATAGGTTCACTTCCTTTAAGTACATTTTTATAGTATGGATTATATTTACAAGATACACAATCATAACCATCTTGACTAATTTCTTTATTGCATAAAATACAATATACAATAGTATATTCAGCGTTCTGTTCTAGAATATGTCTATTCACGCAACCCATACTATTACTAACTAGTTCATTATAGTTAATGATTTTTTTATCCATAAATTTTTTCCTTTCATCTTATTAAAATAAATTTTTAGATTTTTCTCTTTTAATAAATTTAATTATTTTATGAAAAGAAAAATTATTTGCTAGCCATAAACCAATATAAGTGCCAATAATAGCGCCAATAATAGCGCAAGGAATACTTATCATTATAATTAGTGTTTCTTTCATGAATAATTTCCTTTCATCTTTTATATAATAATTATATTATAAATCTTAAGAAATGTCAATAAAGAATATTTTTAATTTCTTCATTTAATTCTTCTGTATTTTCTATACGATCTTTAGCTATATTAAAATAATTAGTATCTAATTCAATTCCTATAAAATTACGATGTAATTTCTTGCAAGCTACTCCGGTAGTACCTGAGCCCATGCAATTATCTAAAATAGTATCATCTTCATTACTAAAAGTACGTACTAAAGCTTCTGTTAAAGCTAGAGGCTTCTAAGTTGGATGCAAATTGCATGTTAATATATCTCTTTTAAAATGCCATAACTGTGTAGGATAACGCCATCCTGTATCATTATATTCAATAACTGATTTCTCTTGTTGATCTGTTAAAACACCTAATTTTCCATTTTTCACCTTATTAGTACGTTTTGGACCTTCATAAGATACCATTTGTGGATTATATGTACATTGTTTATTATAAAAAATAGAAATAGTTTCTATAGTTTTCCCTACGCGTTTTTTTACTTGATTAACATTAGTTAAACGTTCTTTTTCCCAATAAATATCATATTTATAATTTTTTAAATTGCTAGCCCGCAGAAGAGTAGAAAACGGTTCTTGTCCAAATAAAACAATTGCTCCATCTGATTTAATTATTCTATTGTATTGTTCCCATAATTTATCAAAAGGGATGATTACATCCCAAGCACATTTTGTTGTTCCATATGGCAAATCACAAATAATACAATCTATTGTATGCGCTTCGATTAATTGCATTTGTTTTAAGCAATCTTCATTATATAATTGTATCATATTATGCCACCTCTTGAAATATTTTATATAGTTCTTCATATGAAAGAATTCGAATTAAATATTTTTTTCTATGTTCTTCAATATTAGTATTATTTAAATGAAACTGACCTTCTCCAATATTACCACGATGCTGTTTATTAGAATAATTATTTAAAGTTTCAATCTTATTATTTTCAATTCTAAATATTTCAATATGGTCTTTAAAAAAGATACCGTAATAAAGAATATCAAATTCTTTATTTTTAATTTGCTGAATATTACAGTCAAATTTTTGTATATTTGCTTCAGACGAGTTAAAAGCTCTATATACTGTAGACGCTGCTAAACATTGTTGAATTATATTATTTTTCTTAATAGTATCACTATTTTCTTTTAAAGCTCTAGAAAATTTTACCTCTATTCTTTTATTTGTATCGTCTCTTTTATCAAAATTTAAAACATTAGAAGGCTGCATTTTATATAAGAGTTCAATCATAAGTTCGGCAACAGTACCAAACCTACGAGTATGTAGAGAAAAGATACCTTCGCGAAAATCTTCTATGTTTGTATTCATTTAATTTTCCTTTCATATTTTTTAAATCTATTATAATATATCATAAATTTTTATTATTGTCAAACATTTTTTCAGATAATGCTTTAAATACATCTAATGCACTTAAATAAATATCATTATTCTCTTTAAGAGCTACTTTATACAATTCACACAACTTATATAAATCTCTTCCTGTTGTTTGCTCAATAATTTCTGGAACGTCTATATAAATTGGTTGATGAATTATATCTGATTTATTCATAACTATTATATCATTCATTACTTCATTTTTATTTATTTACTTTTGAAAGTATCTCATCATAAAATCATTACAAATCACAATACAATATTTGTCTGATGAAATTGTATCTAACATATTTATTAATTCTTTATTTTCATTTTCGGTACTCTCAGTTAAAATTAATAGATATTGCCTATCATTAAAACGTGTATTCAACCAATACTCAATCGCTTCTTTAAATTTAATAATATCTGTATTAATTGGTACACATAAAAATCCAGCATTAGAATTATTACTATAATTAACTAAGATTGCGCCAGGATATTTTTCAGAAATGCTTTCTGCTATAACCCATCCATGAGGTTCAGTACATTTTATAATAATTTTTCTCATAAATTTTAATTATTGTCAATTATTTGTGGAATTGGATCTATCCAAGTTGTACGTTTATATTTTAAATTTCTGACTAACTCAACATGATATTTATTATTTAAATTTAATAAATATAATAGTTTTTCTATGCTTTCTCGCGCCCATTTCTGCTCCGTCATATAAGGACCACCAGGATCGCCGCCATTAGCAGTTGAGCTAAGAATAATCTCATTTATAACCGCGATAAATTCTTTCTCATTCATATTGTCACCTATTTAAAATACTAAAATTAACATCTTTCATACTGAAAAAAGTATTCAGTTTTAAATTTAGGATACCAAAATTTTCCATCATATTCATATTTAATACATCGAGTAATTTTAACTTCTTTATCATGAGTATAATAATAATCATTTGTCGCTTCTCTATATATTTGTCTTGAACAATTATTTAATTGCATATCTACAATATCATTAATTGGATATTTATTTGATATTTCTTCAAAAGAAGTAAAATATTCCATAATTTATTCCTTTCATCTATTCAAAATACTAAAATCAACATTTTCAAACAAAAACTCTCTACGTCCTTCGACTTCTGGTCCCATCAACATCATAATGCTTTCCGCCGCGGCTTCAATATCATGAATTGTTAAAATTTCAAGTCTACGATTTTCAGGATGCATCATTGAAGCAGCCATATCATCTGCACTCATTTCTCCGAGGCCCTTATTCCTTCCTTGTTCCCAACCATTATATTTAACTCGCATTTGTTCAAGTTCTTTGTCATCATAAGCAAATACTCGCTTATCACCTTTAGTTAGACGATAAAGTGGAGCACGAAGCCAGCATAATCTGCCCTCTTCAATAAATTTTGGCATAAGAACATAAAACATTGTTGCAATTAGACACATAATTGAAAAACCGTCTACATCTGCATCCGTAGCAATAGCCACTTTACCATAATTTAATTTTCTACTATTATATTTTTCTTGGATACCACATCCGAGTGCCATAATAATATCAGATACTTCTTGATTTTCAAGGCATTCATCAAGTGGATGCTTTAATAGATTCTTTACCTTACCACGCACAGCATATAGAGCTTCTTTATTAACATCACGCGCGGGCATAAGGCCACCCAAGGCTGAATTCCCCTCGCAAATAATCAACATAGAGTCTTGACCATGCTTTTCACAATCTTTAAACTTATCAGATGAAGTAATTTTTTGCTTTTTATGTTCATTTTCTTTTTTCTCAAAATTAAGAACACCCTGTCGCGCCTTTTCTGCTGCGGCATCGGCCTTCTTATCACGCACAAGTAAAGCAATAATTTTATCAAAATCTTCTCTATTTCTAATAATCCAATCCTTAATAGCTTCTGTAAAAACAGTTTGAGTTAAACCGCGAAGCTCTTGATTTTGGATTTTATCTTTAACCTGATTCTGATAGATTGGATGAGGATGTTTGATATTAATAATTGTTACTAAGCCTTTGCGAATTGCGTCACTATCAAACGATTCTTTAGATTGGTCATTAATAGTGCGTGTAAAAGCTGCTTTCATGCCGCTCACTGGAGTCCCGCCGCCACTATTTAACGCACCATTAGAAAAAACATAACATTTTTCCTTTCCTGCGGTCCATTGGGCGAAAACTTCAATATCAATATCTCCATCAAAATGTTTAGTACTATAAATATAATTTTTGTGAAGAGGATTAGAAATTTTTGCAGTAGCGAAGTCTTTTAGTCCATTCTTTGATAAATAAGTAAAACGTTTATCATTACTACCATCAATTAGTATGAAGCTAACATTAGGAATAAAATAACTAGTTAATTCCAATTCTTCTTTTATTCTAATAATATCAAAAGCTGGTGTAGCGTCATCAATATGAAAAATATTTTTATCCGGTTTGAAATAAATCGTTGTACCAGTTTCCTTTGTTTTCTTTACTTGCTTCGCAGTCTTTGACTGTGGAATGCCATCTATAAATGTAAGCTCCCATTCTGCTCCATCGCGGCGCGTCCATACTGTAAATTGTTTTGAACACACACAAACTGTGCTGGCGCCGACTCCATGCATTCCGCGAACTCGGGAATAATTATTAGTATCAAATTTTCCTGAGCTATGAGCAGAAGTATATAGTTCAATCAACACTTCTTCACAATCTTTATTTGGACCGCGTGGAACGCCTGCTCCACTATCCGAAATAGTGATTTCATTCGGCATTACTAACACTTCAATTTTATTACCGCGACCCATAATTGCTTCATCACAGGAGTTATTAAGAATTTCAAGAAAGCAATTAAAAACTGCATCTTGCCCATCAGCGCCGATATACATGCCCGGTGTCATTCTGGCCGCAGTTCTAAAGTCTCTTACTTGAATTGAATTAGCATCATAAGCCAAGCTATCCCCTCCTTTTCTTTGTACCTTATTATATCATAAATTAAAGAAAAAGTCAAACTTTTTTTAGTTTGACTTCTCATCGTTTTGCTCCTTTTCAACAAGTGTAATAATTTTTCCATCCGTTTTAATGATATTATAGCGTTTTGATAAATCATTCCATGATACATTATCTTCAATTATAGTTTTATATAATGTTTCTGACTTTGGAATTCCTATGCAAAATATTATACATATAACACTAAGTGCAACAAACATACAACTGATTGGAAGCGATTCATCTAACATCGCAAATGCTAATGCTCCAAATACAAATATCCCGCAAGCACTTAGAATCAGCAAGAGTGTCTCAAGTGATGTATATGTTTGTTCAATACTAAGTATCGTTATTCCATTCATTTTTAATTTTCCTTTCTTATTTGATATATTTATCATATCATATAAGTATAAAAAAGTCAACTTTTAATTAAGTTGGCTTAATCCAAATTTGGTCTACAATTTTTGCAATAACTTCACCAAGCAGATAACATCGAATCGTGGCATCTAAATAACGAGCTAATTGTTTATCACGGTACCGTCGCACAAGAATTTCCATACTTATACAAAACTCTTCACAGGCTTCAATTACCAATCCAAAGTTACCATTTAAATACTCTTCGCATTGTTCTTCTGTTCCATAATAATCAGGCCCATTACCAGTAATTGTAGATTCTGCCCATAGCTCATCATTAAGATAATCTTCTAATTCATCTTCATTTTCAAAATCATTTAAATTGATATTATCTGCTATATAATTCCAAATATCTTCTTTCATTGATTCATAATAATTATATATATTATTCATAATATTCTCCATCTGAATAAGCAATAATGTGCGTACCTACTCGCGGCATTGCATCAATAATTTTAATCAATTCATAATAAGCATTTAAAACAGCAGTATCATGAGTTTGCCTCATTTTTTCAAATATTTTCTCTTTTAAAATACTTACTCTTATATAATCCATATTATTCCTCATTTTTTTCAATCATGGTGATAATCCTACCATCAACTCGAATAACATCATATCGCTCTGTCAATTCTGCCCATGATACAGATTGGTTTACTGTTGCTTGAATGTATTCAGTTTTTGGATAGAAACAGAGTATTATCATAAATGCACATACACAAGCAGTACTAAGAAAAATTGAAAATACAGGATCTTTATATGCAGAAGTGCAACATATGAAGACGATGGTAATCCCGATAATGGCAAGACCTGCTATCAGCAAGAATACCGTATCTAAGGTTGTCCAAGCCTTATAGGTATTAAGGATTGTTACTCCGTCCATGGTTCTTTCCCCCCAATCAATTTCCTTCAGCACAGTCTCCCACGCCCTTTTGCGCTCGCCGGGGTTATATTCCCCGATGAACGGCGCAGCGTATATACTCAGCCATTTACAGAGCGGTTTGAGCGGTACAGCATCGACGGTTTGAGCATATTTTATGTATTGATAAGGTTCACAATACTTATCCCCGTTAAAGTTGTACTTACACTCATCTGGCATACAACCACATCTAGTGCTACAGACATCTTTCATCAGCGTATTAGGGTCAATCAATTTCATGCTCATTGCCGCCTTGTCGTAATTTTTTACGTCTATATAATAATTCTAACTCATCCAGCATTTTTGGTTTACCATTTTTATATATATCTTCCAATATTGATAATCTATTCTCAACCTCATAGATTTTAGCTTCAAGCAGCGGTAATGACCAAGTAGAATAAGCACCGGAATCATATTCTTTATCTTTCTTTTCACACCAATCGCGCCGCGCCCTACTAACGTAATTCAGCAGGTCGTAATCTATAGCTGCCGGCTGATAGATAGGTAAACCGCATTCAATTAAGTCAATAATGTCCTATGAATAGCAGTCTCTAGCGTGCATAAGTGCTCTATAATCCTTGTCAAGCAAGGTATGATTATATCGTTCTTCAAGCCGCTGAATCCATTCATCTCGCATATTAAGAGTTGGACAGAATACGACAACCTTTCCAACATTCTCCATTAGCGGCATATTTTTCAGCGTTTCCCTTACCTCTTTATGACTGGATGTAAATACCGTATAGCCTTGATTAGCAAGGTGCATCGCTGTCTGGCAATAGGGCAGATACCAATTATCTGCGCGTTTCTCGCCAACTCGAAAACAACTGCTCTCTAAATCAATGCAGTCATTCCAGCCGCCGCAGGCGGTTTTGCCGATACCTTGATAACCAATAATGATTAGTCCCTTTTCCACGATATCCTCTCCTTTAGTTCCCAACTTTTATCAGGATGCACTGTCTCCAATAGGGTTCATACAGACCTTCTATCCGTTTAATCTCAGCTTCATACCAGTCATCGTTTTTGTCATCGTATTCACTCAAATCATAGATATGCTCATCAATCGCTTCATGAAAATCGTCTCTGTCTGTATAGGTGACATCGGGGTTAATGTCCTGCCAACAATCCAATATCTCACCGATTTCCGCATGTGCCACCGTGCAGAACATCAAGTAATAATCCCCGATATTTGCATCCTGATTCGCCATGAACACGATGGGGAGTTCAGGATGTTCCAGAATGAGTTTTCGAATCGGGTCACTCTGCATCACAAGACCCGTTCGAAGTTTACAGCGTTCGCTCAGTTCGTATCCCACGGTGTCCCCTCCCTTTGCTCGTCTGTCGGCTTAGCTGACCAACAACGCCACTCAACCCCATAACATTCTATTTTATATGATGATGTTCCATACTGCCAAACAAACGTAATATATGGCTCTTTTGCGTCCCATTCAGTATCATCACAAATCACCGGACGGACCTCACCATCAGGAAATTCAAGCCAATACGGCAGACACGGTTTGACCTCAAGCGCCGTCAGCACCCTCGGCTCTTGCTCTGTTAATGCTTCAATAGCTTTGGTCAATGCACTTTTTTCTTCATCATCGAAATTAGGAAGATACATCTGTGATAAAAGGATGATTGCCCTCTGATTAGTCATCGTCAGCTTTCACCTCTTCATCTTTCTTATACAGTTCAGCAACGTTGTACCACTGTCGGGCATCACTATCTACCTCCCTCAACGGGCACCAATATGGCCTATATTCAAATGTTGATCTTCTTTCTTTATCTGCCTCGCATCTACTGTGTTCACCATTATTACATGGACAATTATAGCAGTAGTCTGGAAGTGCATTCATTGTTGTTATCACTATCATTTCAGTTCATCGCTCTGCCTCATAATCTTATCCTTGTCAACTATCTATACATTAAGCTTTTCCTTCTGGCATTAAAGCATAAATAACATCTGTTACAAGATTAGTCATCGTATCCATCAGTTTCTTATAACTTTTAATTTGGCCATCCTTTAGACCAATATTATATGCAATTTCATAAGCAGTATGCTCTTCATTATTATTTTCTTCTTCCTGTTTCATCAGATAATTATCAATGCCAGTTTCCATTCTATCAATTACATCACTTAAATGAAGCGCATAATTTGCAAGTGAATAAAAATCATCTCCATTTGCTGAATCAAATTTTTTCGCAGTTTCTACAAGAGTATCAACTTGATTCCAATAATTTTCTGAATTTGTATCAACTTTTGGAAGGTCTAGAATAGTTTGGTTTACTTTATTCAATAGTTTTTCAATTCTTTCATCTACAGTCATATTATTTCTCCTTATAAATTAGAATGATAAAAATTTTTTAATTCATTATTATTAAAAAATATTTCACTATTTTGTACTTCTAATAGTTTAGCTAAAGCAACTTTAAAAGAGGCAAAATTTTTGTCTAAGTCACAGATAAAAACAGGTGCTTTAATACCAACATGAATACAAACTACCTTCGCCGGTGTACCTTCATAAATAATTTCTCCATCTTCTGTAAAAGAACCAATAATATTGATATGTCCATGTTTAATCATATTCTTCTTATAATATGCAAAATATATCTTTTCTTTATCATTTTGATTAAAATAATTATGTTCTTTCTTTTCGAAAAACCAGTATGTAGATAGCTTATATTTATTATTATCTTTGACAATATTTCCTAGAATCAATTTTCTCACCTCTTATCTATATTATAAACCAGTTTTTAAAAAAAATCAAATATTAAAAAGAGAGCTTTCGCTCTCATTAGATAATGAACATAAATAGGAATAATAATGCAAGTACATACATTAAAGGATTAACTTCTGTAACTTTGCCGCGTGCAAGTTTAATAATTACATAAGAAATAACTCCAAAAGCGATGCCGGTTGTAATGGAATAGCTTAAACACATAAGTACAATTGTCATAAAAGCTGGAAAAGCAATTTCTAGATTATCCCACTCAATATCTTTTACATTACGCATTAACAAGATACCAACGGTAATAAGAGCAACTGCACTTGCGCAAGAAGGAACAATTGTTGCTAATGGAGTTAGTACAATAGCTGCAATAAAAAGTAGACCAGTAATACAAGCTGATAAACCAGTTCTTGCACCATTTTCAACTGCACTTAGTGACTCAATGTATGTTGTGACGTTGCTTGTTCCCAATAGTGCGCCCGCACTTGTAGCAATGGAATCTGCAAGAATTGCGCGGCTAGCCTTTGGGTCAGAGAAAGAGCCATCTTCGTTAATCATATTTGTCCCTGTAAGTGTACCAATCAATGTACCAGCCGTATCCATAAAATCAGATAATACTAAAGTAAATAAGACGGATAGAAGTGGAATAATACCTCCCGCGGCTAAGCCAGTAAAACTAAGTTTAAAAGCAATTGGAGCAATTGATAGGTCTTGTAAATTAAAGTTAATTGCTGTATTTGTTATCCCAAATGGAATTCCAATTACTGTTGCCGCGAGAATACCAAATAGAATTGCACCATTTACTTTATAAACCATAAGAATCATAGTTATGGCTAAACCGATAAGAGTAATAAATGGAGCTCCAGTTAATTCACTAAGCGCAGGAAGATTATTATTCGCAGTTACGATACCGGCATTGATTAAGCCAATATAAGTAATAAACATACCAATTCCAGCACTAATAGCAAGTTTTAATTGCTTAGGAATAGCATTTAAAAATTTATCACGTAGTGGCGAGACTGCGATTGCAGTAAAAATAAGACCACTAATAAATACAAGTCCAAGCGCTTGTTGCCAAGTATAGCCCATTTGCGCGCAAAGTGTAAAAGCCATCATGCTATTTAGTCCAAGACCAGGAGCTTGTGCAAGTGGAAGCCCGGCCATAAAAGCCGTTAAAAAAGTGCCAAGCGCACTTGCAAGACAAGTAGTTACCATAAGTGCATTTGCGGACATACCAGTTGTGGATAGAATACTAGTGTTTACAAAAATAATATAACACATACTTACAAAACAAATAATACCTGAAATAATTTCACGGCTAATTGTTGAACCACGCTCTGATACATGAAAATAGTTATCAAGAAAATTGTGCATAATTATTCTCCTTTCAATTTATTGAATGAAAATATCATCCTAATTATATTATATAACTTTTTTACTTATTTGTCAAATATTCGTTCCTGCGGAGCGAAAAATTTTTTATTTTTTAAATTGATTTTTATTTTTATATTATTTATATTTCTGGTGTCAATTTGAACCCACGAGTGGCGTCAAAATGAACCTACGGAAAAGACCAATTTGAACTCACGGTCTAGGTCAAATTGACACCACGGATAGTTCAATTTGGTCTAATAAATTATTTTATTGGGTCAATTTGACCCCACGGCCGCGAATAAAAAGTGTAAAGAGGTAAATTACCGTCTTTTCCACTTGCTTGCTGATTTGAATAAACAAAGTATCCTTTTTCTTCTAATTCTTTTATTCCTCGTTTGTAAGAAGATTCACTTATACCAGTTTTATTTATTACATCCTGGCGGCTTAATCCTGCAACGTACCCATCTTGATTAGAGATAAAATACATATATAATTTAAAAGTTGTATCTTTTAAATCTCGCGCGGCGAGTAAAATATCTTCTTTAAAAAGGTCAGATATTCTTACATCTTTATCTGTTTGTGGGTCTCGTTTTTTAACTACTTTATAGGCTTTTTGATTGGGGACTGTTTTAAGCCCTTCATAACTTAATTTTATTTCTGACATACTGACATCCTCCAAGATTAATATGACTTTGCCTTTTCTTTTGCGGCAGGTATTGCTTTTCGTAATTCTATCGTATCTTCAAACCAATATACATCATATTGGGGCTTTTTGATATTTGGAGATACTTTTATAATTTTAAACCCCATCTCTCGCAAGGCCGCGGCGATGCGAGGCATATAGACTATATAAAGTTTATTTTCCATAGCAAAAATTCTCCATGTCTTGAATTAATTTTAATGATGGTGTCGTTCGTTTGTTTATAACTTTATTTAGGTGCGAACGAGTAATTTCTAATCTATCTGCTGCTTCTTGTTGATTCATTCCTATATCTTTTAATTTTTGTTTGAAATCTGTCAATAATTTATTTAGGACATCTTCTGATTGTGTCATTTAATCACACACCTCTGATAAAAGAAATAATCCTATCATATGATAGGTATTATTTCTAAAAATATTACTCTTCTTTTAGAATTAAGTTTAGTATAATACCAACTAGCATAGCAAGTGGTATACCAGCAAGATTAAATACTCCATGAGTTATAGTAATTCCGCTAATACCAACTGTAAGCATAATTGCAAAAATCATTAAATTTTTATTATTAGACCAATCAATATTAGAAGAAATTAAATTTCGTAATCCCGCATAAGCAATTGCACCATAAGCACAAAAACTCGTGCCCGCGAAACAAACATTACTAATACTTGAAAGTATAACATTAAAAGGTGTTAAGAATCCAAATAGAATTAAAGTTAATGCTGTAGTTAATGTAACTGCTGTACTGGCAACTTTACTAACTGCAATAGTCGAGCAATATTCACTATATGTACAGTTTGTTGGACCTGCAATAATAGTGCCAAAAAGACTACCAATGCCATCACCAACCAATGTACGATGAAGAGATTTTCCTATATAATCTTCCCCTACAATCGTAGAAGTAGCTGTAATATCACTTATATGTTCACCAAGTCCAGAAATAGCATATAAAGTCCAGACTAAGATAATCTGTGGCAAATAGCTCCAATCAAATGTATTAAAATCAATATGGAAAAATGCAAAATCAGGCACTGAAAAAATAGAGTTAAATTGCATTGCAGAAAAATCCATAAGTCCTGGAACGCCGCACATGGTCAAGATAATACATAGAACATATCCGCCTAAAAGCCCTAAAAGAAAAGGTAAACGCTTAATGATGCCTTTCCCATAATGAGCAATTGCGGCAGTAAGTAATGCAACAAAGAATGCAATTCCTACTCCAAGTAATGAATATTGGCCGTTAATCTGTGCATAAGATACTGCAAAAAATGAGAGTGTCGCTCCAATTATAATTACTAATGTAGAAGAGACGATAGGCGGCATAAGGTTGGTCAGCCATTTACTACCAAATTTTTTAATACCTATCGCCGCAAGGCAATACACAATTGCAACTACTAAGCCACCTAGAACTACACCTGCAAAATTCTTTTCTAGAGGCCCAGATAAAGCAAGTGCCGCCACTACTGCAGCAACTGTATTACCACTATTACTCAAACAAACAGGAATTTTAAAACCAGTTACACAAAGAAAGAAAATTGTACATAGACCCGCAGAAACAAGACCAGCGGCTACATTCGTTCCAGTAATAACACTGATTAGAATTGTTGCAGTTAATACTGAAAAGACAAACTGCATTGTATAGCCAATCCACTCTCTTATTGTTGCGGGTTTATCATTTACTCCATAGATTAAATTAGTATTATTCATCGCCTTCTGTCCTCCATGCATTAACATAATCTTCAAAAATCTCAATCATCTTATCATCTTCAATAAAGAATGGGTCTCGCCCTAAATCGCCAAATACATTTACTATAAATTGTCCAAAGCGCCAGTCTGGAAACTCCTTCCAAACAGCGGCGAGACGGTTACAAAAATCAGAAATACGGTTAGGATTGCGCATTATTCTCTTCCCTCAACTTTCTAATCTTTCTATCAATCTTGCGGCAAATATTAAAATTTGCCACCGGGTCACGAGTCATAAGTAACTGTTTTCTACTTTCCAGTAGTACAATATGCATTTCGTTTGTCATTTTGAATCCTCCAACGTTGCGGTAAAACCCGCTAATTCAATATTATAAAAATGATTAAGAAGCCATGACAACATTTTATCTCCATTGTGTATTACGGCAGGCGCGCCCAATGGGTAATTATCATTCTTTAGGTCGTCATAATCGACAATTTCAATATCATCATACCCGTAGCCATGTGCCTTAACTTGGAAAGAACGTTTATCTTGTGTGATAATAAAAGCATTAGCTTTGCGAGCGGTCTTTAATAATTCTTTCGCTTTGCCGCTATCTCGGCATCGAATAATTGTAAACATATTATCACCTTATAAAGTTTTATCTTAATTCATAAATAGTTCTGAATCTAAATGAATTTGTGGTGTTTTTAATGGGTCTGTATGATAAATATAGTAATCACCTAGAAAAGTTTTATCACTGACGATAATATTGCTGTCGTTGCTTTCACAATATAAGCACATTGAAGTAGAAGGAGAATAGACTCTTCCACACTTTGGACATATCCAGCCATAATTTATTGTTTCTGAAAAATTATAGCCACTAGCACAAGTAGTAGCAATCGATGGATAGTCATTTGGACCGCCGACTTCTATTTGATTAAGATTCATTTTTATTCTCCTCGATTTTTAAATATTAGTATGAGAGACAACTTTCATCTGGCATTAAATTATTCCTTTAGCATTGGCACTACAATAGCATAAGGAGTTTTTTGTGGAAAATCTTTTATTAAATAAACGGGAGTTCCTTTATATTTTCCAATATATCCACTATCACAAACTTCATCCAAATTCATTGTACTGTGGTATGGTTTCATGACTAGATTGATTAATTCATAAGCAAACTTTTGATTACAATATATAACTGGTTCGCCCTATTTAGAAGTAATATTAATAATATTATTTAGCTATGTTTCATTTGGAGTTATTATAGGTAATTCTGACATACAATTACTCCTTATATGGTTGTTTAAAATCAATTGGATGAGTACTTGCAATTTTTATAGTATTACAAAAACGGCAATAACATTTTCTTTTATCTTTGGTTAGATAAGAATTCCATCTATTCATTTTCCGTTTACAACATAAATAACTGTCAGCCTTGGTGCGGCCGCACGGGTATGGATTGTATAGAGAATAGAAAAAATGGATAATCTTATTCATCTTTAAAGTTCTCCTTTAAAATTGGAATAATTTCATCAAAGGAATTGTGTAAGGTGCCGTCTGCGGTGGCATACAAAATCATTCCATATAACATCTGATTTATGCTAAAACTGCGGCGCCAATCTTTTTCATTTAGATGGTTAGTACGAATATCGAAATAATGGGCATAGTTTTTCTTGATAAAAATACGATGAATTTCTTCCCATACTTTATTATGCATTTCATTGATTAGTTCTAAACAATGTTCCTTGTTTCCTTCATCAAATTCTTGACGGTGCTCTGCTATAAAAGCTTCTTCTAAATTAAGCAGTTTATCTGCCATATACTTCCATCCATATAGTACGCCCATTTCACACATAGTGCCAATAGCACTTTGTTCTGGACAGAGTACAGTATAATCACTGTTCCAAAGTCTTTCAATATCGGCTTCACAAATCTTTTCTGCTAAATGATTATTTTCTTCTTCTGTCATAGCGGATTTGTTATTTATAGACTTGTTCATGACCGGACTGTAAATTTCGCCTGGGATACCCGCAGCCTTAAATTTATCATATTCTTCTTGGCGTGCAAGATTCGAGCCATGCGTCATAATGTCTCCGCCTAAATACCCGAGAGGTTCCTTAACCATTTTCTTCCTCCTTATGCAGCATATCCCATAGAATATTATACATCTCAATTTTAAAGCCTTCTGGTTGCTGTTCAAGCGGAAGCATCCACCAAGCTAGTCCAGCGTCAGGATGGCGATTAAAATATTCATCTATCATATCATCCAGTAGCTTCTTATCATATTTTTGATTACTCATTTTCATTTTCCTCCAATACTTCCTGAATTTTTTCCATTAACTCTTTTGTATCATTCATTCTAATTCTATATACGTCATCTTCATATGGATAAATTTCCCAATAAGGCGCTCCAAAATAACCAAGCTCATCATAACAATCAAGATAACAAGATACCTTTTTATTGTGATACCTCACAAGAAAACGTGCGATTGCACCGCCATAAGGCGGAATTATAATTACGTCCCATTCTGGCTTAAAATGAAGAGGCGGAATTTCTTTTATCCATTCACGCCAATGATAATCTGCTTCTACCTTAGAAAGTGCGAGCTGTGTATCAAGTGAAATCTTTTCCATTCTTTTTACTCCTTTTTTATTCTACTTTATTATATCATAGAAATTAAAAAAAGTCAAAAAAATAAAAGAGGAGATTTCTCTCCTCATATTATATTAAATTGGTGGAATCATTTTATCGCAAAGCCGTGGAACTGGACCGCGCTCTGATTTAATTAACTTTATCATACCAAATAAGGGGTCGCCGCTAAGATGTTTTATCATAGAACGAATACCATTATTTTCTTCAAAACGCTTGCTATCAATCTAAGCGACATCGCCGCAGAAGATTATTTCACTGTCTGCTTCAATACGGCTCATTAGTAAAGTAACTAATTTATCATCCATATTTTCACATTCATCACATAAAACTATCGAGTCACGAATGCTTCGACCGCGAACATGTGAAAGAGGAATCGCTTCGACTAGTCTATCATCCATCATTTCTTCTAATTTTTCTTCTCCGCCAACATGGTCAGCAATACATCGAGTAAAAATACTAAGTTTGCTTCGGATGTCTCCTGGCAAATATCCTATATCATTTGTTCCTGCTGCAATAATATTGTTACGAACAAAAACAAGCTTCTAATAAGTACCGTGTGCTATTTGTTCTAATGCATAATTTAAAGCCATTAAAGTTTTTCCGCCGCCCCAAGCCGAAGTAAGTAATTTTACTTTTATATCTTGGTTTTGTAGTAAATCAAAAGCCATTTTTTGTTCTGTATTGCGAGGACGTATTGTTTCTCCAAGATAGGGATTTTTTATATCTTTATATTTTATCGGCCTATATCTTTCCCCATTCCAAAATAAAATATCTTTTAATTGTCCATCTACATAAACTTTCGCAAATTCATTCGTTTTGCAGCATAAAATATTATTTTCAGGCTCAGAATATAATAAATTTAATTCGTTATCATTGGGCCAATAATCAGTCCAGCCGCAATATTCTTCATTTTTATTATTACTATTTTCAAATAAAGCCGGAGTTAATTGTGGGATTCGTTTAGCAAATAAGAACTGCGCGCTGTCACTAGTAATAAAATAAACTTTATTCTATTTAGCAAGTAGCACCGCAGTTGCAATAATTAAATGATCGTTAATATTTGATAAAAAATTATATTTATGTAAAATATGATTGATTCTCCATTGTGAAAAAGTAGGAATCTAAATTGACAAGGAGTTAATAATTTTTCTAACTGCAATTCGTGCTTTATATTGTTTATCCTTATCTTTTCCTTCTTTAATATTTTCCAATTCCATTAGTGTAATAGGACTTATGTAGCAATTTGTATATAAATCTAAACCCCCGTTTAGAACTGCGGAGGTATCGAGAAAATTTATTACCATTATCAATTGTCACTTCCAATAATTTCATCAATTAGTCCATACTTTAGCATATCTTCTGCATTTAAGAACCATTGATGTCTTGTTTGGCTATCATAGCACTCAGGTGGAATTTTTGTATGTTCTAGTACAAAAGACCGAATATCAGAATCTACCTTGTCATTAAATGCCATAATATCTGCCGCGGTCTTAGACTCGCTAGGCTGCATAGTAATATATCCATCATGAATTAGTGCATAAGTACTCGGATAACAAGAACGATGTACATTTTTATTTGTACCGCCGCCTGCAAGAATAATAGTAGCCATAGATGCGGCATAACCTGTTACAATAATATTTAGCTTCTTCTTATATTGTGCAATATAATGAGCTAAAAAGAATCCATCAGACACGGAGCCGCCAGAACAATTCAGAATAAGTGTTACTGGTTCAGTATTTGAATCATTCTCAAAATCTCTTAGAGGAAGATATAACATTTCAATTACTGATTCATCAATATCATTATTAAAAACAACTGTCCTATTCTGAAGAAGCTGCTTAAAATATTGATATGTTACTGGGTCAATCTGTGTCTGCTGTGGAACCTCAAGAAATTCAAAATCCATAGGACTAATCCTCCAAATTATGAAATTATTTTTTCTAGTGTACAATCATCTATATCAATATCATTCTGTCTAATAACTTTAAGATATGGATGACGGATAGAAATTCCTAAACCACTCGCATCTTTTTGCTGCGCGGTAGATACCATCATGCCGCCAATAGTTACAGGGCATAAATACCATTCTTGAAAATTATCTCGCAACTGAGTTTTAAAATCTTCAGTTAACCCTGCTACTTTACAAAGTGGGACAATCTTATGATTGGCATCATATACACCGACAATAATTGCTCCTGGCCATCCATAATAATAATTTTTAGAAATTGGTTCATATGGTTCACCCATACGATATGGACCAAAATATTGTCCTATTAGTTTTTCTCCAGTGCGGACATTTTGCCACAATTCCCAATTACCAATATCTTTACCAGTATAAGTTTTTGTCGCTGGTTCTACTCCAATAATGAAACAATCAACATCTGTCGCAATTTCTTGTTTAACTTTTAAAGTATCCCAAGCATGAGGGCCACGTTTTCCCGGCTCATAAATTGCGGTTTTCTTATAGCAAACTACGCCTTCGCCGCCCCGCGAAAAAATATCGTTTACAATATCAAAAAAGTTATTATCCATTTGTTGATATGTAACACCAGCAACAAGAGGTGAGTTGATTCTTTTTACTACTTCAGGAATATATGAGACTCTTTTTTCTACTGGATAATTTAACATAATCTGTCCATCAATTGCAAGGACATCAAAAATTTTCCAATGAAGCTGCTTATCTTTCTGCCGCGCAATTGCTTTTTCGTCTAAGCATCTTAAAATACTACCACAGTCTTTGTCAATACCACCTGGCAGATAGATTTCACCTAAAATAATTGTATCTCCATTTTGAAAGGCATCGACAACATTATTCCAAAACAGCACTTTATTCTGCACTTCACCATAAGTACCAGTCTTTTTAGATATACCTCTAGTTTGAAGCGCGGCGCGATCATGCGTAATTATTGCGCGAGACCAATTCCCATCAATTTTTTCAGAGAATATATAGTCTCCGCCTAAAATCATCTGTTCAATATGTTGACGTTTAACCTGCGGAGGCGTTGTCGCGGTCGTGTTCCAATATTTCATTGGTTCCAGTGAAAAAAAATCCATCGTCATGAACAATCTCCTCTAAAAAGTCATTCGCAGCCATTTGTAAATTATTTAAATCCCTACTATTGTTAATAATCCAATCAAAATTATAATCATCAAGCTCACATTCACTTGGATGACGATTTTGTTTTTCAGTCATAGAAGGATTTAAAAGATAAGTACCATCGGGGTTAAGCCTGTTAATCCGTACTGTAATGACATCATTATTATATTTACAAATATTTTTATATTCATTGATAAATCGCCAATCTGGAATTAAAACATAATCCCAATCATATTGTGTGGCATGAATAAATTTTGCAACTAATTCTCCCCAGAAATTAGGATATACTCGTCTAACCACATCAGTGCCGATTCGCTGTAATAGAGTGCGGCCAGTTTCATCTTTATTTCCATCCCATCCGTAATATTGTTTACAACAATATTTTACGAAGTCAGCAAAATGGATAATCAATACACGGTAATCATTTGCGTCTAATTCATCATATAGATATTTAGCAAACTGGTCTTTTCCCGAATGGCTTTTACCGCTGATCAGAATTACTCTCATTATCTTGCTCCTATAGTAATTTTAATTTAATATAAAAATCAATAAAATCTTTTTCATCTTCATTTATACAACTGTCTGAAAAATTTTTAATCATTTTCACAGCTTCAAATAAATTTTCTTGATATGCTGCCATATCAACTAGAAATGCAACCTATTTTTTAAATTCCGTTCTAACGTTAGGAAACAGTTCTTTCATTTTGAATCTTTGAAATAGCATCGAAGAAAGCTTGAACCTCTTCTTTGCTTTGTAAAATAATTTTCCTTTTAGGGGTTGGTGGCTGCATTTCATCATCATCGGGCATTTCATATACATAAAATTCTGGTTCATTATTATCTGTATATTGAATGCGAGAGCATAGTAATTTTTTCGTCTTTTTACTATAGACTTTAAAAATTGTATTATTCTCGTGCGCTTTTTCATCGACGACACGACAATCTGGCCTTATTTGATCAAGAAAGCCAACATATTCATCTCTGCTTACTTGAAAAATTTCATTTTTGTTCATTCTCTAATCCTCGCCAAGTTTTCTTCAAGCCGTCTGCCGCCGCTTGTGCAAGCTCATCGGCTTCTTCATTCCAATAAACTCCGGTATGACCTTCAACTTTCCTAAAATCATACCAAAAATTATCAAAGTAAGGAATAATTTTCATCCATAGGTCTTTATTTGCGACAGGCTCATTTTTTGAGTTCATCCAACCATTATTAAGCCAGTTAATATACCATTCTAATTTATAACAATTAACTGCATAAGCTGAATCACTATAAATAACAATATGTTCTGCAGGGCGGCGGATAGTGGCAGCATACTCCAAAGCATTACAAATGGCCTGTAACTCCATTCTTTGATTTGTTGTACCATATTCACTACCCGCCGCAGAATAAATTTCTTTAGTATCTCTGGACGCAACAAAAGCCCATCCACCAAATGTCATAGTTTGTCCAGACTTTTTGAGTGAACCATCGGTATAAATTTCAATAGTCGGGATGCGCTCTTTGCTTCGTCTTTCCATACTTTTTCTCCTTTTCTTTTTTATAGTATTATTATACTATAAATTTTAAAAAAAAGCAAATATTAGTTTTCTTTTTTTCCTTCCATTAAATCCATCTCTTGGATTGCAGCATTAACTTGTGCTGTTAAAGTAGCGGTATCTAATTCAAAGCCTTGCTCCTTTAACTGTTGCTCGACATAAGCTAATTTTTCTGCGCCTTTTCCCGCGCCATATAGCTTTTCTGCCGCATATACTGCGACATGTACGGCCGCCTAGAGATAGGTACGCTGTTCGGTATTCGTATGTGCGCGAATCCATGGAATAAGATATACGGTAATAAGAGCGGCAACAAGTGTAATAAGTGCCTGAAATAGAGGTGTTAAGTTAATAGTTGTCATAGTATCCTCCTTGCGGATAATAATCCTAATTATAATATTTTATTTTAAGAAATTCCTTCTCGATTTTCTAAGAAATCATTTTTTCTAATACGCTCTGCATATAGTTCTTGGATATACTTGTATTCAGCCTCAAATTCTCCATTGCTATCATCACTTTGTTTTAATAGTTTAATATATTTTCTATTTAACTTATCAATGTGACGGTATTCATCTTTGGTATGTCTACGACCATTATGACAAGAATTTGCGAAATCTAGTATCTCCCATCGAATACGGTCTTTTTCATTCTCTGTTACATCGTGTTCTATCTGTGAAATTTTTGCAATTACACTATCCATTTTACTACATGCATCACCGGTTATATTTTTCCCTATCCATCTGAAGAATGCGGTCCAAGGATTAACTTTTATTGGAGTAATTTGAATAAATAATGACCCAAGTATAATTATTGTTCCAATATGATTGCTAATCCATTCTACAGCCTGTTGTGGCATTTTAATATCACCCCCCTTATTCAATCTCATCCAACGTTTTTGCGGTGTTAATTAAAATCTATTTTAACTAATCATCTATATTAAAACGTTTTGCATTTTTTTCAATAGATAATAATAAATTACCGTCTTTCTGTCTTTCACTAGCCGCTTTCCAGTCAGCGAGCATTTCTACTATATCAATTAAATTCATATCATTTATACCGTTCTAGAAATGCTCTGGATGATGCCGATAAGTAGCATAGTGGTGATCTAGTGCAGGTTTCATTGCGGCTAAATGCTCTTTATATTCAGTCGAATTATATACTAAATCTTTGAGATATTCAGTATGTTCAGCAAAGATTTCTACTTCTGGAGTTTCAAGTTTGCTGACATCATGATTTACCCCTCGCGTAGTTAACTTATCTGTAAAAAAACGAAGGTACTTTCGCACCTTCTCGATATGTTTTTGTGTTTCTACGCGACATTCATCAATAGTCACAATATTCACCTCCTATCAATTATAGGTGGCTTAATCGGGATATATTTTAACCATTTTGCGCTTATATATAAATACAAGAATTATTTAATAATTACTTCTAGAAAAAATTGCACAACAACAAAATGCACAGGCTGCAGCATTTAAAATCCATAGAAAAGAATTATTAGTAAACATTGCACGAAAAGCCATAAAAAAATTTAAAATCGCACAAATAATAAAGATATAATCGAAAGAATGATAATTCATATTTTTTCTCCTTGATTATGAATGATATTTTAGTAGATATTCTGGAGAGACACATTTAAATGATTGCACACCATCTAAAGAACGGCATACAATACCTTCTTTGATTTTACCGTCAATACATGAAGGCTGGCTATTTACATACTCACGAAGTTCTTCTACGGTATCAGGTAAAATATATGCTTCATCAAGAATAGGAACACAAGGGATGTGATATTTATTTTCAAGTAAATTCCTCATATCGCAACTATTCCAACGGCCCTTATCAGAAGTAATCAGGTTAAAAGCCATAAAGTCATGACCTGAAAGTCCATAAGTATTACGCTGAACTCCTTCACCATAGGTTTCACCCTGAATCGTTACCCACTCTACAGCAGGCATAGAATCAAGAAGTTGAGAAAGCACTTCAAACATATGATATTTCTGCGCCATTTCCCAATAAATGTTGGTATCATAATAGCAAGGCTTATCTACACTATCAAAGCATACATTTCTAGAACATACATAAAAATCCTTTTTCTTAAACTTTCCACGCTTCATAGTGAAGGTGGTGCTGCTTCCATCGCATTTTTCTGTTACTATCCAAGGATTCTTGTTATTGAGGATAAAGGGCATGCATTCAATTCTTTCTTCATCAGTTTTTTGAACCCAAGCAGGCCACCCATTCTTCTTATCCTTTTTTTTACCGAAAAAGAAGAACATTACCTCGCGGCCCCAGTTATGCTTCATCATCCAGCGCGCCCAAGGCTTCTTAAAAAGATGAGGACGCCGTGAAATCATTTTCTTATATTTATCTACTGATGCGGCCTTACGGATATTATCTTCCTCATCAGCATATACTACATTAAGTTTCTTAGTTAGAAAACGAGATTCATCATCTGCGAAATGAGAAATTTGTTCATCGTCTACAATGCATACAGCATCATAGGTTCGAGCAATATGCCATCCGAAATCTTCGGCATGCATAAGCAAGCCTTGCGAAATAAAATTGCCTTTCCCACCAAAAGTAAATTTTTGAGTTTTAACTTTATAATTTCTTTTTGCAAGAAAGGCAAAACATTCCTTATCTGCTGGAACGCGAGAGTCAATTTCAAAATAAATCGCAGGGTCACCAGATTTAAATTGCCCTTTGCGAACCATAATATGCCATCCACCAACAATTGCACTTTCACAATTGTCAGAGCCAATAATCGGTTCAATTTTATCAATGAGAACTACGTAAGCAAGTTGCCGAATACCATTTTTATCTAGCATATATAACTCCTTTCATTCTCGTGGTGAATCACTACATAGCCACACAGCAATACAAATACAACATAATATAATAAAAATAATCATATCAATAACTAATAGGTGGACGTTTATCGGTAATAATAATAATCATACAAAAGATTACTACTCCAATAAAAATAACTCCCAACATTTTTATCCTCCTTTTTCTTTCTATATATATTATAGCAAAAAAAATAAAGAAAATCAAATAATTGATTTTCTTTATTTATAAGTCGGGAGAAGCAAAATTCCTAAACAAGAAAGATAAATGAAGGAATATATAAATAGGAAGGAACTAAAAAAAATTTGTGACAAATCCAAGAAATCAAATAACAGTACAGGAAATGCAAAGGGATAAACTATTCCCATAATACTGATTATCATTAACATGGAGTGAATAAATTTAGGAAGAATAAATGTTACATGATTGATTGCAAGGCCAATCATCGCGGCCATGCCGCCAAGCATAAGAACATATACAATAATATATTGAATATTCATCTTAATCCTTCCATTTGGTAAAATTTGCGGCATCCCAAAGCTGTTTCCATAAAATTGCTTCGTCTGTATTTTCTGTTCTAATTTTAATACGTTCAGGCGGAGCAAAATAATGTCGCGATTGCTTCTTTACAACAATTTCATAGCACCGAGTAAAATTACTATGTTTAAGAATGGTTCCAGGATACCAAGTATCATCCTCATAATCAGGTCGGAATTGAAAATAAATTTTATCGCCGCTCTTATATTCCATATTTACCTCACTTTACTTTACAATAATATACAACAGTCTGCTTTACACCTTTGTATTCACGATGGTCTTTTACTTTCATACGAAGATGATAAGTTGTATCTTCATCGAGATGCTTGCTGCTAGTCGTCCAAACATATACATTATGGTCTGCATCTTCCATGATATACATTTTAGAAGAACCATAATTTGTAGAGATTTCAATTGTCCGTTTAACTGTTACATCAAGCTCAAGCCAACTGTTAATGCTACCTTGATATTCACTAGGATTATCAACCATAGCCACAGTAATAGATTCAACATATTGATGGACTATTTCATTTGGCCTCATCAAAAGGTTCTCTGGGTCATTTTCATCTCGCACTTCATCCCAAGTTAGAATACGATGATTGATACTCTGGGGGATATTGGTTAAGAGAGAAAAAGACTTCGCTGGAGCAAACCACCCAAAAATGGTATTCCAAAGAATAGTATGTTCCGGAAAAGTATCTCGCCACTCTTTGATAATTGTGTTGTCTCCCCAGAAAAGCATAATCTGGTTTTCTTCTCCAAAACCAAAAGCATTATGCGCTGCGAATTTAATACGACGTTCTTCCGCGGCCTGTTTCGCGGCCGCCTTGCGTTTTTCCGCAGCACGGTCAAGAGCGGCACGCTGAGACTCAGTATACCAACGAACCGCAATCCTTTCTTTACCACTGCCGCCGCATCTATAGCAGGTAGTATCGCCCATCGCATTCATAGAATAATGACCAGAACCGCCGCATCGTGGGCAGTTGCCGCGTACTATTACATACATTTTACCATTCTGTTCATAGGGCTGACCAATCTGCTCCATGCCTTCATAGCTTTTAGCAACTGCCATATTTTTTACTTCCTTTCTTCATCTTGTAGATATATTATATCATAGACTAAGAAAAAAATCAAGATTATAACTTAGATTATTTTTTGCCAAACTTTTATATTTTTTGCTTGCTGTAATATTTCTGGGTCATAAGATGGGAATGTAGCAACATTTATAAGATAAATAATATTATTATCAGGTATATTAAAACTGAACATAATAGGTGCTGGTTTGGTCATTAAAACAGTTAAATCTATAATTAAATCGCTGGGAGTAGAGACTTTAATTTGGTCATTTATTATCCACATTTATGTTCTCCTTATTCACACTAATAATACCAATACATTTCTCCTCTATTAGACTCATGAGAAATGTCTTTTGAAAAAATAAAATTTTATGTAAAAACCTTATCATAAGGATAATTATCTTCAGGAATTACAGGTGTGGGCAACCTTCCAATTTCTTCCCATCTCTGTCTAATGTCAAACATAATTTCGTCTATATGTACTGGTGTACAATTATGAGAATCCATACCTACGTCATACATAAAAGGATTACGCAGATTTATCCATGGTGTTCTACCATGTACATGTCCATGTAAATTTATCACATGTTGAGAAAAATGCTTATCATCATAGTTGGCTGTAAGAGTGGGATAATGAGAGAGATAGATACTAAGTTTCTTGTATTTAAGTAAGTGTGCGTATCCCAGTACAATTACATTAGGAAGTGCGCTAAGAAGTTTTTGTCTATTTTCACTACAATGATTACCCCAAACAATACAAATCTCGCCATTCAAACGCTTAATATATTCTATCCCCTTTTCATTATCATTAAGC